TGGGTTATATGCAAGTTTAATTGCATTGTTAATAATGCCACGCTGCTCACCTGCAGGTGAGAACCATGGATATGCCTCAAGTGCAGTTCTTGCCATCAGTCCAGCAACGTCAGCGTTGGTTGGAATATAGCGGAACTTATTATTGAAACGATCATAAGTAAACTTATAACCAGTATCAAATGTTGCGTAAGAGGAAGAATTTAGAACTGAATAATACTGAACCAGATTATCAGTCTGAGTTGTGGTATTGGTTACATTAACCACATTTGCTCTATGAGGTCCGATGACGGCCATACAATCTTTTCTTCCCTCAGCAAGAGAAATCAGATAGTTTGCTTTTGCTTGAGATTCTGCTTCTGTTGAACAACCAGGACCCATAATCAGATAATCAACTTCAATCTCATCTCTGTTCTCAAAGAGTTGATAAGATGTTTGAAGATTACCAAGAGAAGTGGACATTCCTCCATTGTCCCCAGTAGCAGGAATTCCACCAGAGTAGTCTTTACCTCCGCCAAGAGTGTAAGATACGTTGCCGAGAGCACTGAATGTTATATCCTGTGCATTTTGTCCCCAAAGACCACCAGCAATCGATTCTGCAGTGAAAGATGCAGACTTAGTTCCAGAAACAGATGTGAAACCAACTGCTCTAGGTACAGTGCCATGATAGGTATCATGTGCATTAGATGGATTACCAGCAGCGAATAGATTTTCTGAGAAATCTGCCAGATAATCTTGATAATATATCTTCTGAGGAGAATTGACGTTTGAAATAGCGTCAACTGCCTTAGAAAGACTAACATGCTTCTCAAGGATGTTGCCCTGAATTCCACTGATTGATCCTTCGTCATCAACCACAACAACGTGAATTGCATCACCATAACCATTTCTTGTAGTAGAATAGTTATTAGCAATTGGTTTTGGTGCTAAAGACTTCCAGAATACCGTACTGTTAGTTAAACTTAATGTTTGCTGATCATACCAGTCTTTAATGGTACTCACGGTCATGTTATATCCAAGACCTGTGCTATTGACACCGGAAGCATTAACAAAGTGTAGTGCTTGTGATGCAACAAGTGAAGTACCTGCGTTTGATTCCGAATAAGTAATTCTTGTCTCTGTTGCTCCGCCACCTACAGTCTCGACTCTAGAAACAATCTTAACATCAAGTGTACTTGCCCCACCATCAGCATCAGTAGAAATACCAGTAATAATACCTTTTAAATATCCAGTGAATGCAGTGGTAGTTCCAAGACCAGCGATGGTTGTGCTGATTGGAGCGGTAACACCAAAACCAATAGTAGCACCCGCTTGAGATGGTGCAGTGGTTGCAATACCAACGATTTGGTCTGCGATGTCATCAATGGTACAAACTTTTAAACCATTTGCCCAAGAACCTGGGTTCTTAGCAGCATAGTTATAATCTGTCGATTCATCATAGTTATTAATATAATCGTCGTAGTTTTTAATCTTAAGAGTTGTGGTGCTTGCGATACCAACACCAGCATTTGCGTTCTTAAGGTTAGCTCCGTCAGTTCTAACAACCTTTAGAACTCCACCATACGAGAGGTAGGAGGAAGCACTCATCCAATACTCGTATTGAGTATCAGTTGAAAGTGGTTTGCCAAAGACGCCAATAAGGTCTTGTTCAGTAGTTACATCAATAGGATCATCTACAGGTCCAATAGGGAAAGGTCCCGCAATCGCACCGATGTTGTCCAGTACATTACTAGCTCTCCCTACTGTTAAGTCAACCTCCCTAATTAATACACCGGGAGATAATTGAGGAGTCGCCATGTTTTGTTTCTCCGTTAATCTCAGTTTGTCTAAGAATATTTATTAAAAGTAGTGTTTTCACAGGGGAATTCTGACGTGAACTACCAGTCAGGATATTCCCATCTATTCAATGACTTTTTTACCCTCTTTTTACAGCACTCTTTACACTCATACGAGTAAGAAGATGCAACAGATCCTCTATCTTTTCTTGTTCGATAGAATCCATCCACTAAATTTTTAATTTCTCCACAAACTCTACACTTACGATCTTGTAAAAGTAAGTGACCTAATTTAATTTGGCCGTCCAGATCCATCTATTACTTCCCCAATAACCCATGATTTCATACCATGGTTTGAGATAATACCTTGAGTATCTATAACAACTTCTTCGGGAATAACTAAGCAAAATCCAATACCAAGATTAAATACTCTTCTCATCTCACTCTCTTCAATATCTCCTGCTTCTTGTATTTTATTGAATAATTCTGGTCTCTCCCAAGATGAATAATCCACCTTTGGAGCAAGTGATGATGGAAAACATCTAGGAAGATTTTCTGGAATACCACCACCAGTAATATGTGCCATTCCAAGAACAGGAACCTCATTCAATAATTCCTTAACTACTTGTGAATAGATTGTTGTTGGGATCAACAACTCAGGCATCTCTTTGTAGTAAATATAATTTCTCAACAACAAATTATTTACCAGTGAATAACCATTGCTATGAAGACCACTACTTTCAATACCAATGATTTTATCACCTGCTCTGATACTACTACCATCAACAATATCATACTTCTCTACAATACCAGTACAGAAACCAGCTAGGTCATAATCAGTTGCTGTGTAATGTTCAGCAGTTTCACCGCCAAGCAATTCCATTTCAGCAATCTCACATCCCTTAATAATACCAGACAAGATATCTTCTACTCTTGCATCAATAGTTCTAGTTGAGATATAGTCAAGGAAGCACAATGGTTTAGCACCACTACAAATCACATCATTGACACACATAGCAACCAAGTCAATACCTATAGTTGTGTAATCAAAAGCAATACTGCATATATTAATTTTAGTTCCGACACCATCAGCACCAGACACTAATAAAGGTTGTTCATAACCTAATGGGATCTCCATCATTCCATTGAATCCACCAATAGATGGAGCTTTCTTTTTTAGTTTGTTTACTAGAGCATTCCCTGCTTCAATATCAACGCTGTACTTCATTTAGTGATAAGTGGTGTCAATTTATCTAAAATGTACCTATATGCTGGGACAATATCACCTTCATCGTTCCTAAAAAGATCTTTGTCAAATCTTTCTCCGGTGCTTGTCTTCCACAATCTCATACTATCTGGACTAATTTCATCCGCAAGTAATAGATCTCCATGAGCAGTATACCCATATTCAACCTTAAAGTCAATTAAATCCATACCAAGAATATAAAACATTGAACGAAGAGTATCATTGACACGAAGTGTCATCTCAATAAAAGGTTCGGGATCATATCCCATTAGACGAACACGGTCTGGAGTAAGAAGAGGATCGTGTTTGGTATCATCCTTCAGAAAGAATTCTACAATTGGATTAGGAAATGGTTGTCCCTCTGTAAGAGTAGTCTCACGGACAATAGATCCAGCAGCACGATTTCTACAGATAACTTCTAGTGGGACAATATCAACTTTTTTACAAATCATTTTATTAGCACCAATCATATCGCAATAATGAGTTGGTATTCCTGCTTCGGAAAGTTTTTCAAAAATAATAGAAGAAATACTACAACAAAGAGATCCTTTCCCCAAGGGAAAATCTTCCTTTTCACCATTTCCAGCTGTCACTTTATCATGATACTCTATGATTACTTCTTGAGCATCAGATCCAAAATAAACTGTTTTTACTTTTCCTTTTGTTATAATATTCATAGTAAAACCTCAATAATTTACCGGTATTCCCACATATAGGATCTATCCCCATATTCATCTGTGGCGGCACTAAACCACCTATCCCCATCCCCATCAACAAAACTATCGTCATTTAGTCCATCATTCATAAATCCAAATGGTGCCATATCCTGTTCAATTTGGTTTTTTTGCTCTTCATACAATCTTTTTCTTACATCCTGGTCAGTAAGTTCTTTAAAATAATCTTGTGCAACTAACCATGCATAAATGACAAGACACATTGCAAGATCATCATTGCATCCTTCCTCTGCTTCAAATGAATTACTCTTTGATATAAATGTAGTTAACTCTGAGATTATTTCATAATCTTTAAAGATGAGTTTATCACTTTCAATCATTGTTTTGAGATTGAGTGATCCAACTTTCTTAACTGTCTTGCTCATCTTAACACCAAGTTGAGTTTTCTTTCCAGAAAATCCTTGTCCAACAATTTGACCTGCTCTACCACGCATCGAACACATGAGTAAGTTTTGATATTCTAAATCATACTGTATAATACTTGCAACCTGATCTCCAATATCGTTTACTTCGCATAATATAAATGCACTATTGTAGTTCTTTGCTATTTCGTAAATGATATTTGGAAAAAGCATTGGTTTGATATCATTATTTCTATATTTTGCCACAACTCTATGTGGAAACTGTGTAATATCAACACAA